TCGAAATGTACATTGCTTCTGTGTCTGGCTTTGAAGGTGAAGGAGATATCATCTCTAAGTTTGGTCTAGAAGTAAGAGTTAAAGTTGTTTTAATTATTTCTAAGAAAAGATTCAATAAAGAAATTTCAGAGAAATACGATGGGATCACCAGACCACGCGAAGGTGATCTTATCTATTTCCCACTAAGCAAGGGTTTATTTGAAATTAACTTTGTTGAACACGAAAATCCGTTTTACCAACTTGGTAAATTATACACATATGCATTAACATGCGAACTCACCACAATTGACAATGATGAATTTAATACGGGTGAGACTGATGTAGATGTTGTGATGACTGAAACAAAAGAAGCAGTATATCAATTTGCTCTTTCTACACAAGTTTCTACTGGTCTAAGTTTTTATGATGGTGAGAAAGTATTCCAAATTGATGGTTTAACTGGTGGTGACTATGAAGATGCCACAGCAGAAGCCACTTGTTTCAAGTATAATGTTTCCGACAACACAATGAACATTTATGGAATTAGTGGATCGTTCCTATATTCGTCACAGACAATCAAAGGAAAAGATTCTGGTGCAGAATTCTATGTTACTGGAATTACAGGAACAGATATTGTTATACCGATCACCCCAATCAATTCTTCGGCAGAAGGTGATAACGAACACATCAAACAATCCACAGATAGTCTTGGAATCTATGATTTCACAGACATTGATCCGTTCTCCGAAGGAAGTTACTAATGTTTCAGTATTATTACAACCAAACTCTACGAAAGTTAACATTAGCCTTTGGTGGTCTATTTGATGAAATCTTTGTAGAAAAACAAACATCAGATGGTAGAAAAGAAAAAACAAATGTTCCTATCACTTATTCTGGTAAAGAAAAGTTTATTCGTAGATTAACAGAAGCCAGTTCTATTTCAAATAATGTTAAGATTGAAACTATGCTTCCTCGCTTGGGATTTGAAATCACTAATCTTCAATATGATCCAATTAGAAAAATCAATAAGTTAAACACCAAGTCAAGAAGCGTAAAGATAGACGAAGAACATACAAACACATATCAGTCATATGCTGAAGTTCCATATAATGTTCAATATGGTTTATACTGTTTCACAAGAACAATAGAAGACAATCTTCAGATCATAGAACAGATTATTCCATACTTTTCTCCAGAATTTATAGTTACATTAAATATGAATGAATTGGATGTGAATGTAGATGTTCCGATTGTTTTAAACAGTACAAATTTAACAGAAACATACGAAGGTGATATGTCTTCCAGAAGAATAATTGTTTCTACCTTTTCTTTTACTGCCAAAGCATACATTTATGGTCGGGTTAAAGAAAGTGGTTCTGGAATTATTAAGGAAGTTGATATCAATATTCTTGAGGATGATTCACCATGAACGAAGAAGTACCAAAAGTTTTTGATTCTATCTCTCAAAGTTTAGGTGTAGATTTCAAATCAGCACCAAAAGAAATACTGGTAAAGCCAGCAAGTCCAGAAGTTCAGCAAAAGAAAATGGATTCAGACTTTGAATATGCTAGATCAAATTTAAAAGAATTAATAGAAAAAGGCAAAGACAGTCTAGATAATGCAATATCACTGGCACAGAGTCTAGACTCTCCTCGTGGATTTGAAGTTGTATCAAATTTTGCAAAACAACTTGCTGAAATGAATAAAGACTTGATGGGTCTTCATCAGCAAAAGAAAGAAATTGAAAAAGAAAAAATCACTGTTAATAATAACACAACAAATGCCATATATGTTGGTTCGACAAGTGATCTGCAAGACTTAGTAAACGAAAGTCGTAGCAGAAGAAAGGCATTAGATAGCAATGGGGAAGAACGACAGTAAAAGTTACCTCGGTAATCCCAACTTAAAGGGACCCGGAGTAAAAATTGAATTTACAAAAGAACAAGTAGAAGAATATGTGAAGTGTGCAAATGATCCCATCTACTTCACTAAAAACTATGTTAAGATTGTAACTCTAGATAAAGGTCTTGTGCCTTTCGAGTTATATGATTACCAAGAAGATATCATCAGTAAGATCCATGACAATCGTTATGTGATTGCTAAACTGCCTCGTCAGTCTGGTAAGTCAACCACAGTTATTGCATATATTCTTCATTACATCCTGTTTAACCAAAACATGAGCGTAGCCATTCTTGCTAACAAGCAATCCACAGCACGCGAAATGTTGTCTCGTTTGAAATTGGCTTACGAGTATTTGCCAAAATGGTTGCAGCAAGGTATTCTGGAATGGAACAAAGGATCTATTCAACTAGAGAATGGTTCTAAGATCCTAGCATCCTCTACATCAGCATCTGCTGTTCGTGGTGGATCTTTCAACCTACTATTCCTTGACGAGTTTGCATTCGTTCCTCAGAACATCGCAGAAGAATTCTTTAGTTCCGTGTTCCCAACTATTACCTCTGGTTTGAGTACAAAGGTATTATTGATCTCTACTCCAAATGGTCTAAACATGTTCTACAAACTCTGGAAGGGTGCGACAAAGAAACCCGGAGAGGCTGGAAAGAATGAATATGTTCCCATAGAGGTTCACTGGACGCAGGTTCCATCTACTGCTGGTGGTAAACTCCGGGATCAGAAGTGGAAAGAGGAGATGATCAAGCAGACTTCGGAGAAGCAGTTCGAATCTGAATTTGAATGCAACTTCTTGGGTTCGTCAAATACTCTGATCTCTACCGCTAAATTAAATGCAATGGCATGGAAAGAACCAATCTATACAACTAAAGATGGCTTGACTGTTTATGAAGAACCAAAAGATGATCATTTATATTTTATCACTGTAGACACAGCGCGTGGACAGGGAAAAGACTACAGTGCGTTTACAGTGATTGACGCAACAAGTTCTCCATATAGATTAGTATGTAAGTTCAGAAACAACCTAATATCTCCCATGTTGTTTCCTACCTTGATTGAAAAAACCGGATACAAATATAATAAAGCCTATCTTTTCATCGAAATCAATGACATTGGTGGTCAAGTTGCAGACATTCTACACAGCGAATTGGAGTATGATCATGTGCTTATGTCCAGTATGAAGGGACGAAAAGGACAAGTTGTAAGCGGTGGATTTGGTAAAGGAGAAAGTGTTTTTGGTGTCAGAACTACTTCACAAGTAAAACGACTTGGTTGTTCTGTTCTGAAAAACATGATCGAACAGGACAAATTGATCCTAGAAGACTATGATATTTTGACAGAATTGATGTCATTTGTCAGCAAAGCACAAAGTTACTCAGCAGAAGATGGTCATAATGACGATTTGGTTATGTCTTTGGTTCTATTTGCTTGGTTGTCTCGCCAACCGTATTTTAAGGAACTCACCAATCTAGATACCAGACTTGCTCTATTTCAAAACGAAATCAAACAACTTGAGGAAGATTTAGCACCATTTGGCTTTATTTCCTCATATGATGAGGATGATATGAAAACTTTTTCAGATGGAACTGATATCTGGAATACGGAAGGTCTAAAATAATCAAATCAATAAATACCCCTAGAGTAAGACATCTCTAGGAGCAAAAAATGGCATTAACAAGACCAAATGTAACAGTAAATGTAGTAGATAATTCATTCGTAATTGTTGGATCAGAAGCACCCGGAACCCATGTCTCCGGTATGTTTAGTAAAACCTCACCATCTCTAGTAGAGGTGTTTGGAACAACCGCAGAAAAAGACAACAATTATATGACAATCAACACTCTTGGTGAGTGGGTCTATAAGTTGAATGGAACCACATTTGGTGGTACTGGTCAGGGTCCAACAGGAGACTGGGCAACTGATTGGTATGCCGCTTATAATTTTCTATTGTACGGCGGTGTGCTAAAGATCGCAGATGCAGACTCTGTATTCTTAAATGGTGATATTGCATTAGATTCTCTGTTCACTTCTACTATAAGTCAAACCCAAACAACTGCTATAGAAGCAGTTATGGCTACCCGTAATGATTTAATTGGGGTTATTGGTGTGACTTATGAAGGATATCCATCAGACGAGTACACAAGCGGTCTAGATACAACTCCAACAATATCAGCCAATAATCAAACTATGGCAGTACTTGGTGAAAAGGTAATGTTGGGAATTTCCAATACCGGACAAAGTGTTTATGCTACCGTAGCACTAGCAGGTGATGTTGCTGGTTGCCTTGTTAGAACCGATAGAGATTCACAACGCTGGTTCTCTCCCGCAGGAACTACCAGAGGTAGAATTCTGAACACAATTCGTTTAGTTAAAAATCCAAATTCACTAGAACAAGATGAACTATATCAAGATAGAATAAATTCTGTGGTAGGTTATTCTGGTGAAGGTATCTTCTTGTGGGGAGATATTACAAAAGAAGCAGACGAAACTTCTACTTTAACTCGCATAAATGTTGTTCGTCTTATCAACTACATCAAGAGAACCCTCGGAGCAACTGCAAGAGGCGTAATGTTTGAAGTAAATGATACAATCACTCGTGGTTTGTTCACAAATTCAGCAAATGGATTCTTACAAGTCATAAAAGCCGGTAGAGGTCTGTATGATTATAAAGTTATCTGTGACGAAACAAACAATCCAGCACAAGTTTTAGATGCAAATCAATTTGTTGCAGATATTTACATCAAACCAACCAAGTCTATTAACTATGTGAAGATTACTATAACTAATCTAAATACTGATGCACAAATCTAATAAAAGGTAACACATAGGAGAAAAATATGCCAATACATTCACTCGACAACTTCACATCACAATTTAAGGGCGGAACTAGACCAAATAGATTTAAGATCACCGGAAAAGGATATGGACTTGATTTATTTGGTCCAGGAGGTATATTTTGTGTTTCTGCCACCATGCCAGAAAGTAATGTCGGTATAATTCCAATTGCATTCCGTGGAAGAATCTATAAGTATCCAGGCGATAGATCATACAACGATTGGCAAGTAACTATGCTTGATGATACTGGTGGAACTAATATTTGGCTTAATTGGCATGTATGGTCTATTCAGTTTAACGATCATACGCAAAATACATCTGCCGAGAGAAATCAACAGAAAGCTATGTCCGTTGATCTAACTATTGAACACTTAGACCATGCAAGCGATGCTCCATTACGCACAATACAATTGCGTAATGCTTGGCCTGTTCAAGTTGGACCAATTCAATTCGACATGGCTGCTGCTAATACACTAACTCAGTTCTCCTGTCAAATTGCTTATTCTCATTACGAAATACTATAATAGAATAAGTTGGATTACTTAGTCTGATCTTTAACAAACAAAGAAAAGGGTTCCTATATTATGGCGTTTGATATATTTGGTTTTAGTTTTGGTAAGAAGAGCGATCAGGAGACAAAGAATCTAGAATCAAGTCAGATTCCGGTAACTCCTGAGCCATATGATGGAACCTATACATTTGAAGCCGGAGGAGTCTTTGGTACATCCATCGACTTCTCCGGTTCCATTAGAGATGAGAATCAACTCATTGGTCAGTATCGCGGTATGGCTCTTCATCCAGAGGTGGATTCAGCCATTGAAGATATTGTCAATGAAAGCATTGTGGTGGGTGAAGACAGAAAACCAATTAAGTTAAATTTGGATTATGTCAACCTTCCAGACACAATCAAGACAAAGATCTACTACGAATATAATCACATTCTAAAACTTCTTGACTTCACCAATCGGTGTCATGAAATTTTCAGAAGATGGTATATCGATAGCAAGATTTATTACTTCAAAGAAATTGATAAAGAAAATCCTGCTAAGGGATTAATTTCTCTTATTCCTGTTGATCCAATTAAGATCAAGAAGGTAAGAAAGATTGAAAAGGATAGAGCCAGAGTTTCTGGACAGATTATTCCATTCGTAAAGAAAATCGAAGAATATTATGTCTATGCAGATACAGATAAAGAGGCAATGTATCCAACGACTCCATCTGGTTATAAATTCACACTTGATACCATTACTTACTGTCACTCCGGTACTGTCGATTCAGTAACCAAGAGAGTAATTGGATATCTACAGAAAGCAATTCGTCCGCTAAACATGTTGCGTCAGATTGAAGATGCAGTAGTCATCTACCGTATTTCCCGCGCACCAGAGCGTAGAATTTTCTACATCGATGTTGGTAATCTGCCAAAACAAAAAGCAGAACAATATCTTCGTGATATTATGAATCGGTATCGTAACAAGATTACTTACGATTCAGCCACTGGTCAAATCCGTGATGACAGAAACCATCAGCACATGCTTGAGGACTTCTGGATGCCACGAAGAGAAGGTGGTAGAGGAACACAGATTGAAACACTCGATGGGGGACAAAACCTCGGAGAGATGGAAGATGTTCTTTATCTACAAAAGAAACTATATCGCGCACTCAATGTTCCAATCTCTCGTCTTGAGTCTGAAAACGGATTCAATATGGGTAGATCAGCAGAAATCACCCGTGACGAAGTTAAGTTCTATAAGTTCATAGAAAGACTTCGTTTGAGATTTGCTGCATTCCTCACCGATCTTCTTAAGACTCAAGTTATTCTTAAGGGAATCATGACAGAGGATGAATGGAATAAGATTGCCCAAGATATTACCTTCAAGTTCAACAAAGATTCGTACTTCACCGAACTAAAGGATAATGACATTCTTCGTGATCGTATCGACATGTTGAATACTCTCAGTAACTTTGTTGGTAAGTTCTATTCAGAAGAATATATTCGTAAGAACATTCTAAAGCAAACCGACGAAGAAATGATTGAAATCAATGCTCAGATTGCCAAAGAACAGCAAGATGCGTTGATCAAGGAAGTCGAACAACAGCAACAAATGATGGCTCTTGGTATTCAACCACAACCACAAGAAGGTCAACCACCGCAATGAGTATCAGAAAAGAATTTCTAGCACTTATACAAAACGACAGAGAACTCTTTAAAGAGCAACTGTTTTCTGCTATCTCTGATAGAATAGCAGAAGAAATGGCTAAGAAATATCTTGATGCTTCTGAAAAACTATTCGAAAGCATCACATTAGAACCAAAGGTTAAACGAGTTCCAGTTCAAATACAGGAACAAGTAAAAACTGAGTATATGCCTATTGCAGAATTCAACAATGCAATAAACCATAATACAACTAATTGGATGACTGCTAAGGATGGTTCTCAATTAGAGATAACACCAAAAATGGCTAAATACCTAGCCGAACTATACAATTCTCTAAATAGTTCACATAAGGATAAACTAATAAACCTCATATTGGAATCTGATCACGGTTTCAAAAAAGCAGTGAAAACTGCGGAAAGAATTTACGGAGCAAAAAATGGACACAAATAATCTAATCAAGAGCGTAATTTCAGAAAACATCGTAGAATCCAAAAAGATTGCTACTGAACTTCTCATGCAAAAACTCTCTGAGAGACTTCAACAAAAGTTTGAAGAGTATGCTCCAGAAACTTTCCTCGATGAAGAAACCGAAGAAACCGAAGAAACCACTGATGATGCAAACGATCTTCGTCTAGAAGTTGAAGAAATCATGGAAGGTAAGAAGAAGCATAAGAAAGAAAAAGAAGAAGAATCAGAAGAAGACGAAAAAGACGAAGAAGAATCTGATGAAGAAGACATGGAGTATGAGGGCGGTTATTCCGGCGGAGATACCGATTATGAGGGTGGAATGGACTGCGAAGGCGGTGATTGCAATGATAACAAAGCAGAAGATATGAATAAGAAGGCATTTCGTAACAACGGTTTAAACGAAGCAAAGAAAGCCAAAAAGGATTATGATGGCGATGGTGAGATTGAATCATCCACCGATGAGTGGAAAGGTTCCAGAAGCAAAGCCATCAAGGCTGCAATGGCTAAGAGAAAGAAGAAATAATGAAGTTAATCACCGAAACAGTAGAAGATATTCGATACATCACCGAAGGAACAGACGATAAGAAGAATCTGTTCATCGAAGGTGTATTCATGGTTGCCGAGGAATGCAATCGAAACGGTAGAATCTATCCTATTGATACTTTGAATAAAGAAGTAGGAAGATACATCAACGAATTTGTTGATTGCAACCGTGCTTTCGGTGAACTTGGACATCCAACAGGTCCAACCATTAATCTAGATCGCGTAAGTCACAGAGTCGTAATGCTTGAATTCCGTGGAAACAAAGTTTATGGAAAAGCCAAGATTATGGAAAGCACCCCAATGGGTAAGATTGCTGCTGAACTAATCCGCGAAGGTGCAAAACTAGGCGTTAGTTCAAGAGCAATGGGTTCTCTGGTTGAGCAAAACGGTAAGAAGATCGTTCAACCAGATCTCATGCTTTCTGCTGTTGACATTGTTGCAGATCCATCTGCTCCCGGTGCTTTCGTAAATGGCATCATGGAAGGTAAGGAATGGGTTTGGAATAACGGTTCTTGGTTAGAGCGCGATCTTATGGAAGCAAAGAAACTTATTCGTACCACTTCAAGCAGAAACCTTGAAAAGAAAGCATTGACTCTGTTTGAGAATTTCTTCAAGAATCTTTAATGTTAAGTTTCAAGCAATATCTTCGTGAAGCAGTAGTAACCATTCCTGGCAAAGGGAATGTGCTTGCTAGACCTACCACAAAATCTGAACCAATTGCGGTTGAAGGTATTCCTAATCCTTCCACACAAGATAGACGCGCTTCAAAATTAAGTGCTTTGATTACTGGAAGACAAAAAGAAGCGGCCGCGGCCGGTGCTGCTGAAAGAACAGCAGATGTTGGGCGTGGTGCTAATATGGTAAAAGGAATACTTGGTGAAAAAGTTCCAGTAGTTAATAACGATGGTAAAATAACTGGAACTAAATTAAAAGGTGGAGTATTTGCCGCACTTTCCGGTTACGATGCAGGAAGAAGAGCGCGAGGAGTGGCTGTGAGAAAAACCAGTTATGACGATAAACTCCGACAAATAGGAGTTAATGCAGTGGGTAGTATGTCACAAAATCCATCTGCAAGTGGTCCCAATTTACTAAGAACATTAGGTACTGCTGCCCGTGTTGGTTCAAATGTTAAGACAGGTGTTTCTAATGCTGTTTCAAATGTTGGAAGTGGTTTAGAAGATAACAGTAATAATCTTGCCAATAAAGCAATTGGTGGCACTGATCCCCTAAGTCAAGAAGATAGAAATGCTGCTATGTTAAAAGCAGCAACATCATCTAAATTAAATTCTGGACAAGCGGCACAAACTGTTGGTATGCAACCAACTCCAACCAGACAATCTGGTGAAAATACTGCTGATGCCGCAGTAAGAATGTCCCAACCACAAGGCACATCTTCATTTGAAACTCAATTAAATAAACAGAACAAATTAGAATCTCCAGCACCTCTTTCTCAATCATATGGCTCAGCTGCTGAAATTGCTAAAAAACAAGAAGAGGAATTAGCAAAAAGAATGGCACAAATAGGAAATAGACCAGGATTCGAAAGAACCAAACAAAAGTATACTCAAACTGTTTTGGCAAAAACTAATCCACAAGCAGTGGCTCCAACACAACAACGACCGGCAAATTTGGGTGCTGGTAGCATGTACGAAGAGATCATTAAAATCATAAACCGTGACCATCGTTAACTGGTCAAAAATAAACATTTACTAAATAACAATAGTTCTTAAACAGAGGAACAGGAAAAAATATGGACACACAAACATCTAGACCAACACATGCTATTAACGG